TCTGGGGCAACGGCGGCGTTCAACACCATAAAGCAGATGATATCTGCCGGACGCGATATAGAATCCTGTATGGGTGACGTATCGCGCTGGATGAAGATGGCTAGTGACGTTGACCAAGCTGAAAAGCAGTCCAAGAATCCACCGCTGTTTAAGAAGCTATTCTCTGCTGGTTCCATTGAGGAAGAGGCGTTACAAGCCTATACAGCCAAGAAGAAGCTCGAAGCCCAGCGTCAGGAGCTGAAGACGTTTCTCAATATGTCGTATGGGCCGCAAGCGTGGGCTGACCTGATTCAGCTAGAAGGGCGTATTCGTAAGCAACGACAGGAAGCTATTTACAAGCAACAGGAAATGCGACAAAAGGTGCTAGAAATTATCGCCGCCGGAATACTTATATTGACAGTGACCGGATTATTGGTCAGCCTAGTATGGTTAGGAGTAAACTACTAGGAGACTGTTATGTGGAAGCCAAGGATTCGGCATGAGATAGAACAGCGCACACCGCAAGGTGAGTGCATAGTAAAGGTATTTGACGAAAACGAATTGTTGGAAGTGTTGACGTTTAATGCTTGCAACTCAGCGTTGAGTTGGGTAGAACGGAGAGAAGAAAGCTATTCCACATCCTAGCTTTCTGTTTTCCTCCCTAACTCCACCCCAGAGGTTCCCCCTTGGCCTCTGGGGTTTTTTTCTTTCATATAGTCTTCCACGCTGATAGAGCGCACTTCAGATGCGGCACCGAACTTTTGCGGTGTCCAGAACGCCTTGGTGTATGCCGGGAACTTTTCTTTTGCGTCTTCTTTTATGTAGTTCTTCTTAGCCATTACTTAGACACGCCCTTCAGCTTCTCAAAGCTACGCATACCGCCCAAACCCAACATGCCAAGCAACACGGTCATCAGGCTTTCCATATCGAAAGCTGGCATCGGTGGCACATCGTAGCCCATATAAGCCACAACAAAGTCAGTAGCCGGAAACAGCACAAAATGTGCCATCAGAGCAATGCCGCATGTCCAGCCTATAAAAGGACGCCAGCCAGCGACGAATAGCGACCTGTGAGCCGCCTCTACCTTATTTATGTCCAGTTGCCCCTTGGCAAGCTCTTGAGCGTGTCTGTCGGCCATTGTAGCCAGTTCGTGAGCCAGTTTGTTCTTCTGGTCTTTGTCTTCGATAAACTTATCTAGCAGCCCTGTAACCGGGCCTATCAGTGCCTGTATCATTTTGATTCGTGTCCCATCCATACAGCAAAAGCACCAGTAGCCGCTCCGACTATGGTGCTAACGAAAGCTGTTTGTTGTGTTGTTGCAGATGCGCCCAGCGACATAAACCAGTCGCATACTTTCCAAGACATCACCGTAAAGGCAAGCATCATTAGGCGCGGAATAATCTTATATTCAACTAGCGTCTTGCTCATAGACCAAGTTCCTCATTCTTCCTACTAGCCGCCTAGCGCGGTTAGGAACCTGAGTATACCATTTGCTATCTACCATTTCATCTGCCGCCCGATTGTAGTCGTGGTCGCGCACAGCCGCCCACATATTGCGGAACCGTTCAAGGCGCGGATAGCCCAGATTAAACATCATATTGGCTATGATATGCTGCAACTCATCACCGAATGTGTCCCATTCTGGGTACAGTCGGCGGCAGTCTTCTACTGTAATCAGGATGTCCAGATTGAACGCCTGTTTGACACGTTCCTCGCTGACCTCAGTGCCAACAGGTTTGCCGTACTCAGGGTCTTCGACTTTTATGAGATGGCCAATGCCGAAAGTCGGTAAGTCGAGATGGTCTAAATATATCTCGTACTTACAGCCTTCATCAGCCGTGATTTCTTCCCTGAGTACGTCTAGGTTCATGCTACTGCTTCAACCTCATCATGTTCGCCCTGCATCAGCTTAGAAGCCGTTACACCTAGCTGGTACAACGCTTCGGTCAATGTGTTGTCGCTGGCCTTACCACGGCCAGTCATAAATACCTCAACTGCCTCGCCTGTGTTTGGGTGGAAACTAACCGTCACTGCTAGTCCGGCTCCGATGTCTGTAGTTACGCAAGGTCTTCTGTTGGGTAGGTTCATAATACAATTCCTCTATTGCTTTTTGCCACGAATCCGCTTCTAGCTCTTGGTTCTCAAAGAACGCAATGCCGCGATTCATTTTTTTCTGTTTGATGGATGTTACAGGTAAGAAGTAACATGCCCTTTGTTCGCTTGAAACGAGAACCATTATGTCAAAATCATAGCGAGTTGGTAAGCGTTTATTTCCGCCAAGACTAAGTTGGAACTCTAATTTGTTTCGGCTGTTTCTGCTAATTTGTGCAGACTTAACCTGTATGAGAAGTCTCTGCCCGGTGTCCTTGTTCCAAGCCACAAGGTCAACTGAATCCTGACTAGCCATAGCCACGCCCCAGCCTTGTTGCAAGATTGCGGCGGCGGCTATGTGTTCTCCGATTTGTCCGGCTACAGTTTGACCAATAGACTTGACAGCAACGTGCCTAGTCCTCGCCATATTTCTGCATCTCCACTATAAGCCTGTCCAAGTACCATGCTGATTTCTGTAGGTCTTGCACAGGATTTTCCTTATGCTCAAACCGCCAGATATATTTGATGATACTACCTTGGAGATAGTATGTGTAGCCATCTCCAAGCGCAGCCTTTATAGCATCAATGCACTCAATGTCACCCTGCTTATAATGGGGTGGATGATTGACGTAATCGTCAGCCATCTAAGCCAGCCGCCTTCTTAATAGCAGCAATGTCACGGTTCATCATCGTGGCACCACGGCTACGATTCGCCAGCTTATTAGCCACATAATAGACCGTTGTGTGGTCTTTGTTCATTGCACGGCCAATCTGAGGAAAGCTGAGTGTCGTATACTCACGAGCCAGATACATAGCGATATGCCGCGCATGTACGAACTTGGCTGGCCTACGAGCCGATAGTAACTCGTTCCTAGTAACGCCTGTCACCGTGCATGTAGCGCGTATAATGCGCTCCATAGCTGGTAGGCAGTGATGCGCTGGTGCCTCAATATCAGAGGCTGTCAAAGTCCGCGCCGTAGTCGTGCCGAACAACTTGCTCAATATTTTTCCGAAAACATTCATGTCCACAAAACTCCTTTTTTGCCCCATTCACAATGCCGGGGTCTATGTTCCAATCAAATCCCTTGCCACAAAAACTGCATGTACCCGGTCTAACCGTACGCTTTACCTTGACGGTCTTGTTGCGTTTAATGCCCGGCCACATGTCCAGAACCATTCATCTTGCTTTTGTCGCGGTTTTCCTGTGTCAGCATCAACACGATTTGCGTTGACAGCATCATCATTTCCTCACTGTCCATGACGATGTGATAGACCTCATCACCTGTTTCGATGATGAGGCCGTCAGGTACTACAGTTATCTTAAAAGGGGATACTGTCATTTAATGGCTCATTATTGGCACCATTTTGCATCGGTGCCGCCCGGCGGGTGCCATCGTCCTCTTCAACTACGAACGACAGAAAATCAGTCCCTTTTTGGCTGGTTTTTTGCCAAGCAGACACCCTGTATTTGATACCCTCGATTTCAAGATTGCCTGTCATGTCAGGACGCTTTGGGTTGTCACCCTTGTCATTCGGGAACAGTACGCCCCGCATATTGTTGTCGTAATCAGCCATTGGCTTCTAACTCCTTTTTACGTTTAGTGAATAGATGGTTATGGTCTTTCGCCGCTGGCCCTAGTCGCGTGTAAAGTTTCTTCAGCGAATCTAAGTCCGGCGCTATCGCAATCTCCTGTTCCATTGTAAGAGGAGACGCAATCTTTTTGGGCATTTGCACCCCACCACCGCTAGATGGAGTTACATCACTTGTTTCGGAAAAGTTTGATGGTGAGGTGCGCCCCGTTGCTGGTTTCCGTGGAGAGCTGTCCCCACCCCCAGCGTCAGATGTTGCTGGCAAATCCTCGCCAGCGTAAATGTAGCAACCAAGACCAAGCAAGGCGATTGCCTTGACCATACAGCGTTGCAAGGCAGTGTTCACCTCAAAGCTGTTAGGGTTCTTGATTGGACGATTAGCGTGATTCAGTACAGGCATAATCTCTGTAGCTGATTCCAGAGCGGAGATGCTGCTGGCATCACCTTCCGGCATAATCTTGACGGTAACGGTAACATATGCGTAACCATCGGCATCCAGCATGTATGGCAGTTGGTTGCCATTAATCTGGAACAGATGCTTAGTTACCTGTGCTGTCGGGTAGTTCTGCTTGAGAATAGTCCAAGCCCACGCCCATGACAGATAAGTAAAACCGTTTTTCTTTTCGACATGCTTAGAGCAATCAATCTTGCTCAGTGTTTCCCATACGTTAGACATTGCTCCACAACTCCTTTGCGTCATTTACAAATTGATGTCCCCAATAGAATGGATGGTTGAAGTCTGGCTCCATCAGGCCAGCCAGCACCTTCGGGTCGGTGCTTACTGCCAGCAGGTTCTGCCGCGTAATAGCCTTACGCCGGATTTCCTCTATGGCAAAATCAAGAATATCCTGCGACATCTTGTCGCAATTATCAGGACTGAAGATGACGCCATCCTCTGCCGATACATATGCAATGTTTGGTGTGGCACCTGTGGCCTTCCAGTACACGGCGGCTTGCAAGACATGTTCCCACTGCGGCTCTTTAGGCAGTGATGCCTTTGCCCAGCTTCTAGTGCCGTCCTTCTTAACCATACCCTGACGTGGTGCCTTTGTTTTGATTTCAGCCAGCAGACCGTCCTTGAACAAATCTACATAACCCATCACAGGCACCAGCACACCGTCCAGCATAAGCTCGATTTTGCGCTCTTCTTGAGCGCCAGCAAACAAGGGAGATAGTAGGTCGATGCCTACACTAGCGGCGGCTGGTATCAGTTCACGGAACTTGTCACGCTTGTCATCGGAAAAGTTCGCTGGGTGAAAGTCATAACCTGTCATAGCCTCTTCGGTCGACTCATTGATATCCTGACCGTGACACACAACAGCTTGTATGACTGTGTGAACGGCAGTACCGAAAGCGGCGTTCTCGCCAACGACTATCTCGCGGCGTTTCTCTTTTGACAGGTAAACATATTCAAACATCCAGTTCGCCAATGGGCGGTTCAACTGGCTTGGTGAGAAATGGTAGACACCTACCGATTTCATCTTTTCTAATAAGTCCATTTTCCCTAACTCCTCTGGGGGTCGTGATTGACCTGATACCCTTTGTTACGAAATAGTGTTTGACCTGTCAACAATAATTTTATACAGATTGACATATTGTTAATTTCTATTTGTAGGAGATATCGTTGAAACTGGCAGAATATATGATGATGCGGGGTGTTACACAGTCCGAACT